TAAATGTATGAGCTGTTTTAAAATTAATAAACTTTCTTCTATCTACCACATCACCTAGGTGTATAAGTGTTTTTATATTGTTCTCTTGTAGATAGGGAAAAAATATCTCATTATAGAAACGCATAAAATATTCCAGAAATGCTGGACTATCGTTCCTCGCACCGAAGTGCGTATCATTTAACAAAGCTATTTTCATATATTAGTGAAACAATTTAGATGATGGCTTTCTTACTCTAGTTTTCTTTTTCTTTTTTTCTACTTTTTTAGGTTGAGTATCGTCCATCTTTAGATTCTTTTGTAAAAATTCTCTAAATTGATTTTTAAATTCGCTGTCATCACCAGGTTGTAAAGCCACATCATCATAATTACTATCCATAATAAGTTTATGTTTGATTGTTGTTTGTTTCTTTTCTTTTTGTATTCTTCTTATAAATGCGTAATAGATAATTTGAGTAAAGTAAGCGAAAGGGTTATTAGATTTAGCAGGGTTAAAGTTGTCCAAATATTGTAGACAGTTTTCAATACCATCACTAATCATATCGTCTCTAAATGTATAATTTATAAAGTTAGGTCTATATGATAGATGATTCGCTATCTTTAAGAAACAACTACCAATGTAATTAGTCACTGGTGGCTTCTCTTTTTTTTCTCTTTTCGCTTTGTTTACACTCTTTCTATAGGCTTTCATTGCCTCTAAAAATTCTTTGTTATTAACGTAATGTTCTTTTTTTGCTGCCATAATTATAATATACTAGGTATCCTCTTTTTTGTCAATGTTTTAAGCTCAAAATCAGCGTTGACTTTTTGAAACTTTTGTGTATAATAGAGCTTGTAGAGCGATGGCAGAGGATAGAGTCTATTAGTGTAAAGTCTTTTTAGGAATAAACTCATCATCTTCAAACTCATCAAATATTTCATTAACTCTATCATTATCTTCATCACTCAATCTTTCTCTTTTAAATGTTGCAGGTTTCTCTTTTTGCGCCAAGGGTTCGGACTTTTCATAACTTAACATCATATGGTTATAACTTCTTGTCATATCATTGTTAGCGTTTACAATAGTCATTATCTTATCTTTTGGAATAGTTAAAATAAAATCTCTTGTATAAGGGCTCCATTTTATAAGAGCTACATAGTCTTTTAACCCTCCAGCTGTAAACTGTGGAATATACTTAACTTGTAGTGGCTTTGAAAGTCTTAACAAAGGCGACTTATCACCTAATTGTTCTGCTGGTAATGTACATACAATATCATCACCATTTATTAACTTGATAATTTTAATCGGATTTGGTTGTGTTTTTGCTACCATTGACTAACTCCACGTTATGGATTTCGTAATTAAAATCTTCGCCATTGTATATATTTATTCTTTCTTTAAAGTGTTGAAGTGTATAATTTTCTTTACCATTGTAAGATATATCATCTGCTATATCATATAAAGTTGCTGCGCTGTTATTGTCTTTTAATCTTAATCCTCTACCAATAGACTGTAAGTTTCTTATCCTAGATTTAGAAGGACTAGCGAAAATAATGTTATGCAAGTTCCGTATATTAATGCCCGTAGAGAAAGTCCCATAGGAAGCCACGATGATGGCGTTGTCAGATTTTTCTGTGATTTCTCTAATTTTTTCTCGTTGTTCAGCATCAACTCCTCCAAAGACGTAGAAGACTTGTTTGTCTGTTGCTCTGTCTCGTATAGTTTCATATAAATGCTTTCCGTGTTTTTCTACATATTGAAATAAACACAATGTATTCCCATTTAGCGAAGTCGCCAAGTTTCTTATATATTTATTTCTCTTTTCATTAGATACCAAATAATCCATCTCTTCCTGATAAGTCTTATCCTTCAAAAAATGTCGGGCCGTTTGATCGTGTTGTAATATTAGACACATAATTTTTAGTTCAGCTAGTTGTTCTCTTTCTATTAATTCACTTGTTGATACAACTTTATTAACAGCTCCAAACAAACCCTCTAATACAAGTTTATGTGTTTTACTACCATCAAGTGTACCTGTCAAGCCAACTCTATATTTGGTCTTTTCTAATTTTGACATTAGTTTTGTGAGCGACACAGATTTAAACAAGTGTGCTTCATCACCTATAATCATACCAAAATCACCAAACCATTTCTTTGGTAAATTATAAACAGACTGCCAAGTAGATATTACAACTCTTTTGTTTGTTTCTTTTTCGTGGCCTTGATATATTCTATGTATGTTTCTTTCACTATTATAACCATAATCTTTAAAGTCTTTAAATAACTGTTCTACAAGCGATGTAGTAGGCACTATGATAAGAATTTTATCTTGTTTAGTATCTTTCAGTCGTAATAAATTAAATATTAACATGAGGTAGATTATGAGAGATTTACCAGATGCCGTTGGCGATACTAACAAACATCTGTTCTTTTCTACAGAATATCTAAATGCCTCTCTTTGATAATCTCTAACTTCGTGTGGTAATTTAAGTGCTTTGATTAAATTGTCTAGTTTTGTTTCATCAACATTTGTTTCTTGTATCTTTGTGCCATCAACAACGTGTATATCATTTTCTTTACACCAATTTTTTATGTAAGGATAAAGACCAGCATATATCTTACCAGTCGCATATGAAAATAATCTAATCTTGCCGTCCCAAACTCTATTACGATATTGAGGCATAAACTTATAACCTGGTACTTCAAATGTAAAATACTCACCAAGTTCTCTACGAATATCAGCCTCAGCTTCTATTTTGAGATATACTTCGTTTACTTTATCTATGATTAGGTATCGGGTGGTTGTCATTTTTAGATAGCGCCACTAGTAAACTTCCTCCAGTCAATAGCGTTCTTAATTTGAAAACCACGGTTTGATATTTGTTTGATTGTTCTATCTAAAAAATCTACGACTGTTTGTATGTAATCTACTTTTTGTTTATACTTGGCAAGTTCAGGATCAGAATCCAGATACTTGTCAACATCAGTTTTTAATAACTTTAAGTTAAATGGTTTTTCAGCATATACTTGTGCTGGTGCTTTACCAGTATAGTATTCCCATTTTTGTTTTCTTTGTGTGTAATATTCTATCTGCGCTTTACTTAACAATAGTTTAAACTTTGTCAAGTGTTTTAAAAATTCGTTATGTAGTTGAGGTGTCTTTAATGATTCTAAATCTAACTCTGTGTCGTTAATTTTTAGTTTCTTTTCAGCCAAATCTTGTAATTGTTCTAAATCCATAATAACTCCATTATATATCAAAAACTGTTTTTTGTACAGTCTATGATGTAGTCACAGTTGTAGTTGATGACCCTACATTCGCAAAATCATATATTGTATAACTAAATGATACAGTCGCTGTCAAATAGTCAACGTCAGCGGCCTGTTGATTATATGCCAATCCAGTAAGTCCAGTAGGGTAAACGTCTCTAAATCTAACCTCTACTTGTGCATTGTTCTTACTTGATAACACTGTTAATGTTGCATCTGATAGTGTTGGGCCTGTATCTGCCGCAGCAAATTTTGTTTTACCAGCTTCAGTGGATACGTTTGTCGCATTTCTTGTAGGAAATCTATCATTACCTGAAGACAATAAATTTCTAAATTCTGTATGATCTCTAGGAAACCCTAACCCTACTAACCAACCATGTATCTCCTGAAAGTTCTCTAAATTTTCATCTACCAAGAAAGTCATTTGTAATGGCTCGTAAGTAAGTTTGTCGCCAGGTATAGGTATGTTTTTTAATGATGTCGCTTGTACGGCGTCACCTAGACTAATACCTGGTACATTAACTGAAGTACAAAAGTATTCTACTTTTGGTAATTTAAGAATACTAAATTTAAACTGTGTAGGACTAGCGTAGTCTAATTTTGTAGGTTGTCTTAAAAGTGAGTTTGTAACAGTCATAATACTATTTATCTCTAATATTTAGTAGAAACAAAAAAGGCGACCATAAAGATCGCCTTTTTTTGATTTGGTATAACCCAAGTATTACATTATGTTCGCAACTTGAACACGTCTGTAGTATCTGTTTGAGTTAGCTGAACCTGAATCAGTTACACCAGTTACTGCGCCTGAAGCTGCACCTGTTTCTGCGAACGGGTTAGCAATTAAGCCGTATCTAGTTTTGAAACCGATTTTTGGTTGGAACGTATCTTGTCCAACTGCTCTAACCATTTGTAGAGGTACATATGGACAATAGAACATACCAGCATCGTAAGGTGAAGTACCTTTGTAACCAACTACGAAGTAGTGCTTCGCTGTGTTGTTTGCTGAGTACGGGTCAATGTACACTTTAAATCTACCGTTTAATACACCAGCAAAAGTGTTGCCTGTGTCGTCAACGTTTAGGTTATTGTTTAATGCAGGAGCATAGTCAAGTACACCAGCCATTTGTAACGCAGAGGCAACATCTGAAGAACAGATAATTATGTTACCTTTTCCTCTTCTTGTTCTCTGTGCGATAACGTTAGCTTCTCTTTCTACTTGGAACATAAGACCTTTAAATCTTTCAACAGACCATCTTCCGTTTGAGTCTGTATCTAAATCAAAGATACCTTCTGTAGTAGTGTTTACTGTACCTGTGTTAGCAGATGCACCTTTTTCAGCGTTGATGTAAACTGATCTAACAACTTCTCTGTTGATTTCCGCAAGGATCTCAGCAGATAAAATGTTTGCTAATTCAGTCTCAGCATCTAAACCGTGGATTGCTTTTAAGTCTTGAGCAAGTTCCATAGTGTATTCTGCTTTAAGAGCTCTTGATCTCGCAGTTACTGTAGTTTTCTCAATTGAGAAAGCCATTTCAGCAAATGCGTTGTTTGAAGAGTCTCCTAATGCTTCAGCAACACCAGTTGTCATACCTTCGAATCTGTTGTACGCACCAGCAGGTGAGTCGTTTAAGATCGCAGGGTTTGAACCAGCTTGAGCAGCGTCAGGTGTTTGACCAGCAGTTGAAGTTCCCGCAGCATTTCTGCTTGAAAACTCTGTATCTGCTTCATCAAATAACGCTTCGTTTCCTGTAGCTGAAGTATATCTACTTCTCATTGCGAAGATCAGTCCAGTTGGACCAGTCATAGGTTGTACACCCGCAATGTCGTATGCAATCAAATTAGGCATTGCTCTTCTAACTAATGAAATTAAAATTGGATCCCAATTTGAAGTTCCACTTGTGTTGTTAGCAGGCGCTGCTTCGTTTAAGAAAGCATTGTCTTCTTTTTGTGCTCTTTCTTGGTTTTCCAAGATAGTAGCTGTAACGGCACGTCTGTATGAGTCTCCGATTTTTGGTAAATCAGGGTGCTCAAGGACTGGCTGCCATTTCTTTTCGTAAGTTTCAGATAAATACATTGTATTTTTCTCCCTCTATATTATTATTTTGACAACTTAATGTCTTTTGTTTTACTTATAGCGGCGCTATAAGCAGCCATGCTGTTTGTCAACTCTGCAGGATCTTGCGCAGAGCCATCGCTTGCCGCCACATCATCTATATCAGTAGATTTAGCTTCTTCTTTTTTACCAAAATAAGACTCTTTAATTGTCTTAACTTTAGCTGTAAAGTCTTCCTCGTTTGAATACTCAACTTCTTCTGCAAGTTTGTTAAACTTCTCTTTTTCAACATCTGTTAAATCTTCAGATACAGCTTTCGCTATTTCTACTCTTTTTAACTCACCGTTGTTTTTGTTTAGTTCAACATTCTTTTCAATTTCTTCGTTAAGTTTTTTCTCAAGGTCTTCAATTTTAGAAGCTTGATCTTCTAGCACATTATATTTTTCATCTGGGACATCTATGTAGTGATCTTCAAATAGTTTTTTCAAACCACCAATAAAGTCCTCAGCAATTTCGCCTTTGATACCTCTCTCAATAGCGATCTTGTTTTCTTGCATCCATTCCTCAACAACGTAGTTTAGGTATGAGTCTACTTTTTCAACAAGTTCAGCTTTGTGAGTTTCAGTATCTTCTTTTAATTTAGTTTCATACTCGCCTTGTAATCTTTGAGATTCTTCTTTAACTTTTGCTTTAATTGCAGCTTCAAAGATTGTCGCAGCTTTTTGTTTAAACTCTTCAGATAAATCAGAGTCACCAACAAGGGCATCTACATCAGCTTTGATATCCAGATCAGACTCTTCTTTATGATAGCCCGCTTTCATCATTTTGTCTTTTTTGTCAGCGTGCATGTCAGCCTTCATATATCCAGCTTTCATATTTTTCTTGTCATCTTCTTTGTCGTGCATTGCTTCAGCTTTTTCTTCTTTATCGTCAGGAGTTTTTTCTGTTTCTTTTGAACCCTCTTTTAACTTAGGCATTGCATCAGCAGCACCTTGGTTTTTTTGTTGAGCGTCACCAGAAACTTGATTGATCTTTTTTGAAGCGTCAGGATTACTGTCTGTTGGTTTAACAACAGCCGCACCTAAATCCTCTGCATCATTTTTTAAATGCGTAGGTTCAGCCGCTACAGCGCCTTTTTTCGGAGCATCAGCTTGCGGGTTTACACTCGCTTCGCTAATTTCCTTTTCCATTGCCTCAATGTTTTTAGTTTCGGCCATTGAAATCTCCCTTATAAAAATAAACGTTTATTTTTTGTTTGTTATAGGATATTTATAAGATTATAGCTTTTCAAGGAAGTTTTTAAAGACATTTACTTTCTTTTCTTCTAATTCCCTTTTTCTAGCCTTATAAATCTCCATCTTCCATGCCTCAACATCTTTTTCTATTAAGACACCATTATCCCAAACCCATTCTTTACCTTCCATGATACCTTCTACGAAAGCGTCAGGGGCTGACGGATCAGCGACAATGTCGGCAGCAGTCTCCAAATAAAAGTCATCTTTTACATAGTTAAAACCACCACGTTGGACTAACGAACCCATACCTCTACTTGAAACTCCAAGTTGAGCTCCCTCATCAATAAGACCTTTTACAATCTTACCATAAGGTGTGTTCATTATTTTTGCTTCACCAATAAAATTTCTATCCTCTGGATAAAGTTTCGTAATCATATGTGAAACTCTTTCTAGGTTAACAGTTGGTCCGTCAGGATGCCCTAACTCACCAAATGCTCTTTTTTTATTGATAAATTCTTGGTTATATCTTTTTACTTCTTTCATTAGTACCTCTTTAGGGTACACTCGTCCATTTCTATTTTTTATATCACTCTGTAAAAAGATACCTCTGATTTTGTAATCTTTTTTACCGTTGTCTTTTTCTTCAACGATATATTCGGCGTTGTTTATTTCTTCGGAAATTAGTTTCATAAATTCTCTCTCTTACGTTATATATTTATACAATTTTTTATCTAAACTCTACAATAATTGTATAATTATCGCCACTAGCAAAGTTTTTAGTTGATAGTAAAACATCGCCAGTAGGAGTTCCAGCGTTGTTTGGAATACTATTACCATCTGTTCTAAAGTCCATAAAACCATTACCAGATAAAAATAAAGCAGTCGCATTTGTTGTACCATCCCATATCAACTCTACGCCTGATTTACTATCTGATACATTCACCGAGTAATAGACTCTCGCTATACTTCTATTTCCATCTTCACTCATAAAAGTAAGTTCAGATGCATCTACTTTCTTAACTAAAGTTTCGCCAGTACCATCGGAAAAATTTGTAAGTTTCGCTACAAATTTGACACCTGAAGTATCTGCTATTGTTTGTGTTGTTACTGTGTCAGCCATTAACTTGTATATCCTGATTCTTTTTGCGCTTCTATTACCACATTATAACTTGTGACATTAGAATCGCTGGTTAACAATATATCACCTATTGCATCTTTAATTCTATCTTCAGTAGGTTTAAGACCGTAGTTTCCACGACCCTCTATCTCTACTTTTTTTTCAATATCATTCTTAAAAAATATGGTACATTTACCTGTACCCAATATTTCATAATGTATATCTGCGATTGAAACTTTTGGTTCCGAAGTCGCATTATTTGAGTTTACTACATCAACTAAAGTTTGTTCTTCTTCATTACCGACACCATTTGCCTTAACTATAATGTTAAAACTATTATCGGTTAGTTTTGTAGCCGTAATC